CTCACTTCTCCAGGGGGAACGTAATGCTACAGGGCGAACCGGTTAAACTAAACAAACGCAAACTATCGGAGGAAACATGTAAAAAGTACAGGATTTATAAAGACGGAGACAAACTACGTTTTCACTATTACTCATCAGACGGAAGACTGCTTGGAGCTAAAGTAAAAACAAAGTTTAAAGACTTTCTTTATGAGGGAGAGACAGACGGAACCTTTTTCGGTCAACACCTATTCAAGGATTCCGGTAAACGAGTTGTCATTACAGAAGGTGAGCTTGACGCAGCAAGTTGCTTTCAAGCTATGCCAGGTTGGCAGATGGTCTCACTACCATCAGGTGCAGCATCAGCTAAGAAAAGTGTGCAGAAAAATCTTCAATGGCTTCAGGGCTATGAAGAGGTTTGTCTCTTTTTTGACAACGATGATGCAGGGTACAAAGCCACACAAGAGGCAGCAAGTGTCTTACCTCCAGGGAAAGTTACTATTGCAAACCTGAATCATGATTACAAGGATGCATCTGATGCACTCCAAGCTAATGATGCAGAAGCAATCCGTAAAGCTATCTGGGATGCTAAACCCTACAGACCTGATGGTATTGTAGATGGTAAGAGTCTCCTGGAATTAGTTACAACACCACAACCACCAGCAGATCATGACTACCCCTATGAAGGACTCAACGAAAAGTTACACGGGATCAGGTATGGCGAGCTTGTTACAATTACTGCCGGATCTGGTTCAGGCAAATCGTCCGTTTGTAGAGACTTATGCACTAACTTTCTTCGTAAAGGAGAACGGGTTACTTACTTGGCGCTTGAAGAGTCAAATAGGCGCACAGCTCTCGGACTAATGTCTTCTGCTCTCGGCAAAGCATATCACCTAGGAGAACACACCCGTGAAGAACTTACCGAGGCATACGAAAATACGTTGGCAAATTGGAATCTCTTTTTGTTTGATGGCTTTGGCTCTTTTGACCCGGACATCATTTACAACAGAATTGAATATGCAGCAGCAGGACTCGACTCAAAGATAGTCTTTCTTGACCACCTCTCTATTCTAATGAGTGGACTGGAGGGAGATGAGAGACGCATGATTGACCAGACCATGACTCGTCTGCGTTCACTTGTGGAGCGTACAGGAATCGCCCTGTTCTTAGTATCACATTTACGTAGAGGATCTACAGATGAAGGACATGAAGAGGGCAAAAGAGTTAGCCTATCTCAACTACGTGGAAGCGCAGCAATTGCTCAGCTCTCTGATGCGTGCATCGCACTTGAGCGGGATCAGCAATCAAACGATCCAGATAGCACAACAACTGTGCGAGTCCTTAAGAATAGATACTCAGGAGAGACAGGAGTAGCCTGTCAGCTCAAATACGATTTACAAACTTGTCAATTCCATGAAACTGCAATCGAAACCGAACCCGAGTTCGACGCCACTACAGACTTCTAACGCCTACTTTTATGAGGGAGTTGGTTGGGCTGTAGGACCTACACCTGCAACACCAGAGATGATCGAACGTGCTAAGTTTGTAGACAAGACCTACGTTTGGCACGGTAGATAATGCTCATCTTTGACATTGAAACAGACGGACTTCTTTACAATGTTACCACCATCCACTGCCTTGTTATCTACGATACAGAGACAGATCAAACACTTGTCTATAACGATGAAGCGTTTGAAAGATCTCATGACCAACCCGCGAAGGAGCCAATTGTTAGGGGGATACAACACCTTAATGACGCCGATTGTATTGTTGGGCATAATATCTTGTCTTATGATATCCCAGTCATTTCTAAGCTTTATCCCTGGTTTGAATGTCCTCCTGTTGTCGTTGACACTCTTCTCCTTAGTCGTTTGTATCATCCGAACATCCTAGACTTGGATAAGAAACACAACTGGGAAGGTATGCCATTGAAGCTCTATGGCAGACACAACCTTGAGTCCTATGGACATAGGCTTAAGTGTCTGAAAGGAGACTTCGGAAAGGATCAGGATTGGTCTGACTGGTCACAAGACATGGAAGACTATTGTATTCAAGACGTAAAAGTAACCACCAAATTATGGAAACACTTCCAGCCTTACCTGAATGGGTCGCGCTAGAACATGATGTTGCCAAAGTATTAACTGCACAGGAGTTACATGGATGGAACTTTGATGTACGCGCTGCACAACAGCTTACATCGTCTCTCCAAAAAGAACTTGAAGAGACTCATCAAATATTACGAGACCGGCACCCTTTCGTCAAAGGCGAGGAGAAAACTCCTAAACGCAATAACAAAAGACAAGGCTACATCGAAGGCGCGACTTTTACCCGCCTCAAAGAATTTAACCCAACTTCACGAGACCATATAGCATGGATCCTGCAAACATTTCATGGTTGGACTCCAACCCAGACGACACCTACTGGGAAGCCTATCATCGACGAACCTATACTGAAAGAGATTGGGTCCGAGATTTCTATGATGTTACTGAGATGTTTGACGGTAACCAAAATGCTTGGTCTCCTCTCAGAAGGCACGAACGCTTGGCTGAGGCTTGTTACGAATGCTGACCGGATACATCATCACTGTAGCGTTGCAACGACAACACATCGCTGCGCCCATCGACACCCAAATCTCGCACAAGTCCCAGCAGATGAACGATTTAGAAAGCTTTTCATACCATCTGAAGGTCAACTTATGGTCGGTGCTGATTTGTCTGGCATTGAGTTGCGTATGCTTAGCCATTACCTTGCCCGATATGACGGAGGAAGATATGCGGAGATACTACTCAACGGAGACATCCACCAAGTCAACGCTGACAAGATAGGAATCTCAAGGAAACTTGTGAAGACTGTAACCTATGCATTTTTGTATGGTGCGGGTGACCAAAAAATCGGACTATCTTATGATAAACAACTATCAACCACCGCCGCAAAGAAGAAAGGTAAAGAAATTAGGACGGCGTACATCGAAGCGATTGAGGGGCTTGATTCTCTCCTTGCCGCTATTAAGTCTGCTTCAGAAAGAGGGTTTATACACTCTATTGACAAACGAAAGATCCTTCTAGATTCGCCTCACAAAGCTTTAAACTATTTGCTTCAATCAGGAGCAGGTACGATTGCTAAGCGTTGGATGCTAATTAATCAGGATCACATTAAGGAACTACAGCTATGCTGTTCACAGCTAGCATTTGTACATGACGAATTACAATTCGAGTGCGACCCATCTCATGCAAGGGACCTATGTTCATCCCTGGTACTTGCATCTACAGAAGCTGGAGAGTACTACAACATGCGCGTCAGGATTGACGCAGAAGCAACCACCGGAAACAACTGGAGTGAAACACACTAATGTTCAGTAAAAAACGTGAGGAATTTCTATCCTTCACAAGTAAAAAAACTAGGCAAGGTACTGGTAGACACAGTAAGCCAAAGAAAGGTCACAAGAAATATAGAGGGCAGGGTAAGTGAAGCTGCTAGTAGACGCTGATTATGTGGTCTACAAATGCTGCGCTTCTGCCGAATCAGAGATTGACTGGGGTGATGATGTTATCCTAGTCACTAGCAAATTCTCTGACGCTCTTAGTTGTGTCAAAAGAGAACTTAAAAAAATCGCACAAAATTTTTTTGACCCTGAGGTCATACTGTTCTTTAGTGACAGCCGTAACTTTCGTAAATCCATACAGCCCGCATATAAAGGGCATCGCAATCGCAAGAAACCTTGTGGTTATAAACGGGTGATTAATCATCTCAAGACTGAGTATGAAGTAATCATCATGCCAACACTAGAAGCTGATGATGCCTTAGGTATCTACGCTACTAAACATCCAGGTAATGTTATTTGCTCACCCGACAAAGACATGCGCCAAATCCCTGGTCAACTCTACGATATGAAAGAAACCGTGAGTGTGACTAAGGAAGAGGGGATGCAATGGCACTTTATTCAAACACTAGCGGGGGATCAAACTGACGGCTATGCCGGAGTTCCTGGAATTGGTGTAAAGAGAGCTGAATCTTTATTCGAGGAGAAAGGCTATACATGGGAAACTATTGTAGCTGCTTTCGCGGACAAAGATCTTTCAGAAGACGTTGCATTAGAGAATGCTAGACTAGCAAAGATCCTACAATGTGAAGATTATGACTTCGATAAAAAAGAGCCGCGACTCTATACCCCCAATGCCAGTAACTGAGCTGACAATGGAGCAACAGTTTAAGATGCGTCAGATTGAAGATGCATTGAACCGCCCTGACTCAAGAAAGGAAGATATTATTACAGTATTCATAGCAATGCAGCACCAAAACTTTGTGCTGTCAAACAACATCAAACAACTACTAATGGAATGGTGAAAGGACCAGACTACTACCAACGTGGTTCCATCCAAGTATGGGACTTCATCAGAGACCAAGAATTAAACTTCCACCTTGGTAACGCAATCAAATATATCTGCCGTGCTGGACATAAAGAGAGCAAGGTAGAAGACCTTAAAAAAGCTATTCACTACCTTGAAAATGAGCTGCAACACATCCGACAACCCCGAGTATTACCACTCGACATTGACATCAAAGACGCTCCAGGACCAAGCGATCGAATTCCGCCAAGCTTACAACCTCCCTGGTGGAACGAGCCAGCGTGGAGTCCAGAAGAGTTTGATCGATGAAGAGTGGTCTGAATTTCATGAAGCATATCATCATGAAGAGACTGTCAATCAATTGAAAGAGTTGGCTGATCTTGTTTATGTCTGCTATCAATTTGCAGAGTCACAAGATTGGGATCTCGATGAAGCCATGCGCCGAGTTCATGCATCTAACATGAGTAAACTTGGAGAGGATGGCAAACCTATTTACAGAGGCGATGGTAAGGTTCTCAAAGGACCTAACTACGCACCCCCAGAATTAAATACGCTTATTCACTGATGTTCCCAACTAATCATCTTATCTCTCGTACAGGACGAGTACAATCATGGATTGATAACCCCGAATCACGTCTGCCCGTATCATGCACTGTCTTCGTAGTAGAAGACTCAATGGAAGGCGAAAATGGAATCGAAGCGAGCTGGAGATTTGCTTCTCATGCTCTTAGAAATGGAGCGGGTTGCGCGATCCACCTGTCAAAGCTCCGACCCAAAGGAACAGAAAGCATTAAAGGATCTGATACTCTCGTTGCGTCGGGACCCGTCAGTTTCGGAAAAATCTACTCAACATTAAATGAAATTCTTAGGCGCGGAGGTACGTACCGGAACGGTGCCATTGTTTTGCATCTGGATCTTAATCATCCTGATGCTCTCGACTTTATCAAGACTCCACGAGCGGAGTTGCCATGGGTCAAACGATGCATCAACATCACACAACAGTGGTGGGATGAATGCACGTTCAAAGAAGAACTACTCTATGGAATCCGCACCGGAGACATTTGGCTCAACAAAGTAAAGAAAGACCATGAAGGAAACAGAATCAGAGGTAATGTCTGTCTCGAAGTATACCTGCCATCACGCGGAACTTGCTTGCTGCAACACGTCAATCTTGGTGCCTGCGAGTTCGACGACATCGCACAAGCTTATGTTACAGGTATGTCCGAACTGTGCTCTCTCCATAGTAAAACAGGTGTTGGAGAGTCTGGTGAGTACTTGTCATCCATCGTGGACAGACAGGTCGGACTTGGAGTCCTCGGACTGGCTAACCTCCTCCGCCGTTATGGAGTAACTTACGATCAATTTGGTCGTGCCTTAGAACAATACAACAACGGTGAAACTGTCCGCTCAGGTGCATATGAACTCGTCTCTCAAATTGATTCAGGAATTAAGCAAGCAGCCGAAATTGCTAAGTTCAATAATATGGTTCGAGCCTTTGCTATTGCACCAACCGCCAGTTGCAGTTATAGAAGCGTGGATCTGGACGGCAATACTTGCACACCAGAAATCGCTCCACCTATCTCGCAGACAGTCGATCGCGACTCAGGTACTTTCGGAGTACAAACATACAACTATGGTGATGTAGAGATCGCCAGTGAAGTAGGCTGGGAGGCTTACAAGCGTGTTGCAGATGGCATCATGCGTCTCTACGATAAGACTGGACTTCTACATGGTTATAGTTTCAATACATGGTCTGATCAGATCATTTATGATGAAGCTTTTATCCAGGAGTGGCTTGATTCGCCCCAGACATCTATGTACTATTCCCTTCAAGTAATGGGGGATACACAAGATAAGACTGATGCGTATGCTGCTCTTAAGGACAGCGATGTTGACGATTATCTTGAATCATTACTCGCTCAACAACCTACATGTGATTGTCAAGAATGAACCCATACGAAAAACTCCTGTCCAGAAAGCGTAAGTGGACACCCGTACAAACAACAGCAGGCACCTGTAAAGAAGGTGCTGAAGAAGCAATTTATAGAGCACTGGCACTCCGTCATATGGAGCTGCCGGTAGGAGATTTTATTCAAGATGCGTTGGAAAAGAACGTTCCCGATTCAGCTAAAGCACTACTCCTCTCAAACGTTAAAGATGAGGAGAATCACGACTTGGCACTTGGTTACATCGCCAATGCTTATGGCGTGGATCCCAAAGCTGAGAGGGAAGCACTTGCACTGCAGAAAGCGTGGATTGAGCATCCTGATCATACGATCGTTAAAGCCATGGTTGCCGAGCGTGCGATTTTCTTTGTACTCCTGCCCTTCTTTCGCGCTAACGGTGACGCTGGCATGCGAACGGTGAGTGCCGATATTAGTCGTGATGAACAAGTTCACGTAGCGACCAATTCGCTTTTGGTTAAGGAGTTGGGTCTTGAAATTAGCCCTTCCTTGGATAAACTGAGGAAGGCTACAATCAATTGGGTTATGCAACCCCTGAAGCATAAGGACCCCGTTAAAAAATTGGACAAAAAATTTTGGCTGGATTCTAGCGACAACTTAATGTATCAGGGGAAAGCACCCGAACTTTCTTTCACCAAAGCAGCCCGAATGCCTGCATTCTTTGAGCATAGCAATGTCAACCTCCCACAATACGCTTGACCTCCTTGAACTCAAGGGGATGCAAGCTAATGCAATGATCCAGCAAATGAATGAGATCTTTCCACCAACCAACCCTACACCTGAAGATACAATGGAGAAAATCATGTACCGATCTGGTCAGCGCAGTGTTGTTGAGTGGATCATTGAATATATGGAGAAAGAATAATGGCACGTCGAACTCGATGGGCTGACCTAAATAAGGGTAGTGAATTTTTTGATAAATTTGGTACACTCTTAGAAGGTTACAGTCTTAAACCTGGAGATGGTCGTGTTGCTGTAGGCACTGGTAGGTTCAATGAAAGAAAAGGCGGCGGTAAGGATGGCATCAGGTTTGATATAATTGAGAAAACAATTTGGGGACCTGCTCCAAAACCAAAAGCAAAGCCCGCACCAAAACCAAAGCCTGCTCCAAAACCTACACCTAAGGTAGACAAGGTAGAGCAGACTTATCTCAAACAAATTAAAGACTTAGAGGATCAAATTAAAACGATCCAGAAAACACCTCCTAAACAGAATGTACCTCCACCAAAACCACCAACAACACCTTACAGTGTAAACACTACACCAGTTACATTGTCTAACCCTTACGTTAGAAAACTGATGGGTGGTATCGGTCAGTTTAAATCTAAAACTGATCAAAGTCTAGCAACTATTAAATCAAGTCTAATTAATATCTAAAGGAGAAAGACTAATGGTAGATTGGGATACTAGCCCAGATCAAAGGTACGGTTACGCTAGGTACAAAGGGGTTACAGAAAAATTTAAGCAGGTAGACGATGACCAATGGCGCGACTACCAATTTAACAACACTGATAGCGAATCATTCTACGATTTCTTTGGCGGAAGCTGGGAACTTAAAAGGATGGAGAGAGGTTATGCTGATGCTTTGCAGAGAGCAAAGGATAGATACAATCAAGCGAACCCTCCTGCCCCTAAGGCTGCACCTAAACCTGCACCCGCACCCACACCTAAGGTGGATAAGGTAGAGTCAAATTATCTGAAACAGATAAAAGATTTAGAGAATGAAATCAAAAAGATTCAGGCATCACCACCGAAACAAAATGTACCACCACCGAAACCACCTACCACGCCATACAGTGTAGGCATGACACCTATCTCTTTGTCTAACCCCTATCAAAAGAAGACAATGGGAGGTATCGGTCAGTTCAAAGCTCGAAGTACAGGTATGGCAACAATTAAATCAGGATTGGTTAACATCTAATGACAGCTAAAGCAAGATACGATCGACTTAAATCGGATCGCTCCGCTTTCCTGGACATGGCTAGAAATGCTGCAAATCTGACGCTTCCTTATCTCATCAGAGGTGAGGAAGATTACACTAAAGGTGCCCGCCATTTGGTAACTCCATGGCAGTCAGTAGGTGCTAAGGGTGTGGTGACGCTGAGTGCTAAGCTAATGCTTGCACTTCTACCACCAAACACTAGCTTCTTTAAACTGCAAATCGATGACGCACAATTGGGCGAGGAGATTCCACCGGAAATTAAATCAGATTTAGATATTGCATTTGCTAAGGTAGAACGTATGATCATGGAAGACATTGCAGCTTCTGATGATCGTGTTGTCGTTCACCAAGCACTCAAGCATCTTGTCGTTGGAGGCAATGCTCTAATCTACATGGGACCTAAAGGTCTCAAGATGTACCCACTTAATAGGTACGTAGTAGATAGAGATGGAGACGGTAACGTTGTTGAGATCGTCACAAAAGAAGTGGTCTCTAAAAAATTGGTCAAAAATTTTTACAAGGATTACGAGGAATCGAAACCTAATGAGGTGTCAGCCGGAGGCGGTTTGGATGCCACGTACACCAACAAAGGAATGTACGGAAATGATGAGTGTGAGATCTATACTCACATCACCCGTGACAACAACCGATGGACATGGTATCAAGAGGTAAACGGTAAAGTACTCAAAGGTTCTGAAAGTAAAGCACCAGTAGACGCATCACCGTGGCTGGTACTGATCATGAACCATGTAGACGGAGAGAACTACGGACGTGGACGTGTGGAAGAGTACATCGGTGACCTGAAGTCACTTGAAGCACTCTCTCAGGCACTCGTAGAAGGCTCTGCAGCAGCCGCTAAGGTTGTGTTTACTGTATCACCCTCAAGCACTACTAAACCAGCCACGCTGGCGAAGGCAGGCAACGGTGCCATCGTTCAAGGAAGACCTGACGACATCGGTGTAGTCCAGGTTGGCAAGACTGCTGACTTCCGAACAGCATACGAGATGGCAATGGGTTTGGAGAAAAGGTTGGCTGATGCTTTCCTTATCATGCAAGTCCGTAACTCTGAGCGCACCACGGCGGAAGAGGTTCGTGTTACTCAACAGGAATTGAACGAACAACTTGGAGGACTGTTC